AAAGAGGTAGCAATTGAAACGAATAAAGAGTGGGCTAAGAAGATTGGTATTAATCAGTCAGCAGCTATTACCTGTGTTAAGCCATCAGGCACTGTATCACAACTTGTTGATTCTGCTTCTGGTATTCATGCTCGTTTCGCTCCCTTTTATATCCGCAGGGTAAGGGCAGACATGAGAGATCCTCTCTGTAGCGTACTGGAGGCTGCTGGTGTACCGTGTGAGACAGATGTAACCTCACCCACTACTAAGGTATTCTCTTTCCCTAAGAAGGCTCCAGAGGACGCTGTGTTCGCCTCAGAGGAGACAGGGATGAGTCAGTTGAAGCTGTGGGATATATACCAGAGGCATTGGTGCGAGCATAAGCCGTCAATCACTGTGTACTATCGTGATAACGAGTTCCTGGAGATAGGTCAGTGGATGTACAATAACTTTGATAGCGTCAGTGGTGTCAGCTTTCTGCCGTACAGTGAACACACATACGAGCAAGCACCTTATGAGGCTATCTCACAGCAGGAGTATGATGAGATGGTAGAGGGCTTCCCAACAGACTTTAACTGGGATATTATGGAGCAGTCAGATGTGACTGAAGGAGCGCAGACACTGGCGTGTGTGTCGGGTGCTTGTGAAATCTAACTAACTGATGAAGAACAGCCCCATTGGAGAAATCCTTTGGGGCTTTTTATTGGCTACATATTGCCAGCAGACTGTAGAGGGATGTTGTTAGCAGCTTCTTCTTCGTTCTCCTCTGCATTAACACCAGCTTGAGAAAAGAATATTCTTAGCTTATTAGTTATCTGCTTTTCTGGCATTCTCCTGGAGTCAAGAGAGAGCTTCATCAGAGCCTTCATATACTCAGGGTCAGTAACAGCACGTTCAATAACAGCTTCCGCGTGAGTTGAAGGCATAACAGACACTAGCTTCTTAGCAGCCGCTGCAAAAGCAGCAGACATCTGTAATGCAGAAGGCCCAGCAGGTGCTACCATGCCAGCAGCCCTAACACCGCCTACCCTAGCCAGTAGCTGAGCAAGAATACCAGCAGAGAAGATGTCTGTTACGTTCTTAGGCTTCTGCCCCGTAGCCTCAGTCAGCAGCAAATCAGCAGCCTTCTGTAGCTCAGTAAGACTCTTACGTTGCTCTGGAGACAGAACGAGAGAGTAGCCTTTTCGTAATCCTTCGTCACCTCTTAGCACCTTACCCAAGGAATCTTGTAAGCTACTTTTATTAGCTATACCGTTTAGTATCTCTCTGATGTATACAGCCTGAAGCCCTTGCTCAACACCCTCCCTCTTAGCTACGTTTAAGATGTTAGTAAGGTCTTTCTCGTTCAATTTACTAACAATCTTGTAAGTGTCTTCAGGGTCAGCACCAAGTAGAGCACCCATAGTTGTCTTGTTCTTATCCAACAGTGTAGCTACACGCCCTTCTTTAGAAGCAGTGGTTTCAGTGACTGTTTCTATCTCTTTAGACACAGCCTTCAAGTCTCTAGAAAGCTCTGGAAACTGATCTAGAGTAGAGCCGTACTGTTTAAAGAACCTCTCTCTAGCTGCGGGTGTATCTGCTGTAGAAAACTTTGAGCGTAAGGACTCTTGAATCCTATTGGTTAACCCAGTAGCTGCTGGAAATGTCTCACCAGACTCTAGGAGTTGTTCTCGCTCTAGTGCAATACTTCGTTTAACATTGCCTATGTCGTCTCCCTGACGTACTATGGATTTAAGAGCTATTTCAGGGTCTATGCGCTTGTCGCCTTGGGAGTCAAGATTTAACAGCTTACCCAGCTTACCCCTGTTGTAGTTATCGTGAAGAACCTTAGTGTATTCTGCTGCTGCTCGCTGCGCGTCAGAGTTACCACTGGTTGATAACACACCACGTAGTTCTTTCTCCAGCTCACCTAGAGCCATAGCTACAGAGTTCTGGTTATTCTTGTTAGCAATGCGGATATCTTCTAAAACTTCACTTCTGTAGTTCTGTAGACCTCCAAAGTTATCTGGGCCTTCTTTCGTACCAAACACAGCAACCTTGTTGAAGATCGCGTCAGGGAACTTACCAATAGCAATACCTTCTTTCTTCAACCTGTCACGCAGTCCCAACACACGTTGCTTTAGTGTGCCTGTGTCTAAGGGTTCAGTTCTATCAACAGCTTCCCACAATAATTTCTCTTTGCTCTTAGCACTCTTATAGCTAGCCTCTAAGGCAGTAACATAGTCCTCACTGATCTCTGGGCCATCCCTGACACCCGTACGAGTATCCTCTATCTTAGCGAGAAGGTTCTTTGCATAGTCGATTTCAGTACCAAGCGTCTCTATCTCTTTCAAAGTAAGATCATTGAAGGAGTCTACAAAGTCTGAAGGCTTACCAGAGGCTCCTAGAGTAGCTAGTCTCCCCTTTAATGCTTCAACACTCTGAGTAGTGCTTTGCTCTAGTGTGTTGACAAGCTGCGGGTCATTCCCTAAAGCAGCCTCAATAGTTCTGGATACACCAGGGTCATCTGCCAGCTTACCTGAAGATATTTTAGCTTCTGGAAGAACAGAATCCATAAAAATCTTATTGGTTGTTAAGTTCTCTATAGCTTGTCCCGCATCAGTAGCGTTTTCAACAAGAACATTACCAACACGAAGCTCTGCACCCTTTCTTGTAAAGTTACCTACTACTTTCTTACCCGCATTCCATAGAGGAGGTGCAGTCGTAGTAACAGCAGAAGGTGCCATGCCTCCAACCATAGAAGCTGCCATCTGTATGTAGGGATTGTCAGTCAGTTCTTCTGCACCACCAAATCCTAAACCACCTCCAGCACCAGCAGCAGTTTCTCTGGCAACTAGCATAGAGTCAGAGGATATCGAACCTGCTGTTGTATTAACAGGCGACATTTGCCGACCTGTCTGCACAGCCCTGTTGACATCAGACAGCTTATCAGCACCTGCTCTAACAAGACCACCACCTGTAGCTCCTCCTGCGCCAAACTCAACACCTTTAGATAGGATACGCTCAAACGCTGTGTCTACTGCTGGTGAGGGTGTCTTCAGTCTCTCCATTACCTTAGTGTCTGCTGCCAAATTTGTTAGGAAGTCTACAGCTTGTGTTGGCGTTGCTGTACGCGGAAGATTAACACCAGAGAGATTACTAGCGGTATCTATAACCATGTTCAGGATGTCAAACGGAAGATCAATAGTGTCTAAAGTTCCCTTAGTCAGCCCTGTCAGTACAGAGCTAGTTACACCTAGAGGGTCTACTTTTGCTTGGTTTCTGACTTCTGCAACAGCTTCATCCTTTGGAGTAGTGGGAGTACCTTGTAACTTACCGTGCTCTGTCTTTAAACTAGCAAGATCGTTAAGAAGGCTCTGGCGTTCTTTAGGGTCTGTAGTTTCTTCAAGCAAACCATCAATCTTTGTGGCCGCTTCTTCAATCCTAGCTAGAGTAGCCGTCATTACTAAACTCCGTATTTGGAAAAGATGTCTTCAACTGTAGAAGTCTTTTTAGTGTCGGGGCTTCCTAAGAACTGGTTAATGTATGGCTTCACAACACCAGCAAGATCACCGTTCTGTAACTTCTCTTTGTCTTCCTTAGTAAGAACCATAGAACTAGCCGCTGTTACAAGCTGCCTAGCTTCTTCTGAACTAATCGAACCGGCGTCTAGCTTAGACTTGACTGAACTTAAGGCTGCGTTCCTAACAATTTTAGTTGCTATAGTTACAGGAGAAAAGAAATCTTTAGCTCCGATAGAAAACATAGCTTTGAATCTAGGCCATTCTTTTTCAGGGATGGCTGCTCCAGACAGCCCCCTTCCCATAGATTCTGTTGAAAGCAGCTGAGCAGCAGAGTAGCTAGAGGTAGTATCGGTGGATAAGGGCCACAAAGCATTTAGAGCAATCTTACCTTGCACATCTTGTATAGTGCTCAATTCATCAACCATAGCTGACCAAGTACCCGCAGCAGCGGAAGATACAGCAAGCTGTGCGCTAGTCGCCTTGGTTGTATTTGTGAACTTTCCTCCTGCATCAGCAGCCGTTCTAGAGGCAGCTTTAACAAGACCAACATCCGTAGGAAGAACCCACTTACCATTAACGTAAAGCCTTCCATTCTTCTCAGGATAAGAGTTTACTTCGCCTGTCTCTTGGTTCTGGTATTCTTCAATATTAGTACCTTTTCCTTGGACAATATCAAACAAAGCACCAGAGTTATCGACATACGCTCCTGCTTGCACATCGGAAATGACTTCTGGAGGAGCACCATTGTTTCTAGCAACACCTAACTGCACAGCTATCTGGCGGTTCCTTTCTTGACTGTCTACAGTTCTAGCTCTCTTTTCACTTTCAAGCTCTGTTGCATATGCGTTTAAAGCATCAGGATCGCTTGCAAGAGCTGTTACAGCGGCTTCTGGTACTCCTGCGGTCTTAGCGCGGGTTGCTGCAAGAACAGCAGCATCTCTCTTAGCTTGCTCTGCCTTCTGCTTCTCAGCTACTGCTTGTCCTGCTGTTGCTACAGTAATAAGGTCTTTAGCCTGTAAACCTGGAATACCCTGCGCCATTGCAGCCATTGCAGCAGCAGGGTCGCTACCGCCAGGGTTCTGCCCCATACCATATGCTGACATAAGGGCAGTTTGCTGTTGCTGTTGCTGCATCTTCTCAGCAGCTAGCTTTGCTTCTTCCTCTTGTCGCTGCCGCCTACGCCCATCATAGCTACCTGCCAACATCCCAATCTGGGACATGTTGTCACCAAAAGAAGGATTGATGAGTCCTTGAATTAGACTGTTTGAAAACATACCCATATCAATTAATCCTTATTTATATCCAAGAGCGCCTGTCAGCAAGCCAGAACCGACATTACCAATGAGGTTAGCTTGTCCAAGACTACTACCAAGCAATGCTTCCAAACCACCCATAGAGGCTTCACCAAACAAACCAGCACCGAACTGCTGTGCATTCTGTTGCAGTGCAGCATTGTTGTACCCTAATTGACCTGTCTGCATCAATGCAGCTTGAGGCAGGTACTGACTGTTCATAAACTGGTTACCTAACGCAGCCTGCTGTGCCTGCTGTGCCTGAGCTTGCTGCATAGCCATGTAGGCCGCTTGGTTACGTGCTTCAGCCTGTGCCTTGTCCATTGAGAACTGCTCAGGAGTACCACCAAACATAGAAGTCCTAACACCAAGTCTACCTTGATTCTGAAGACGTTCTTCCATCATCAGACGCTGGCGTTCTTCTTCAGGTGATTGCATAGCCCTGATAGCAGCAAAGATGTCATTCTCTCGCTGTCCTGTGCCCTGCATAGCTTGACTAAAGAAGCCTTGAGCGCCCTGACCTAGCTGCTGCTGCAATGCCTGCTGCTCAGGTGTTAGATTTAACTGAGTACCATCAGCATTAACAGAGATGTTACCTGTGCCAGAGGAGACAGTATAGGGCTTAAACGTGCCCTGCTCTAGTCCCTGCTGTGCAATAGCTTGTGCGCCTGTATTAGCTTGCTGGCCTATGTCCCCTAAATCCCCATATGCTTTTTCTATAAGCGCAGCACCACCAGCTCCAGCAGCTGCATCAAACAATCCTGGTGGCAGACCTAGGGGTTTGTTAAGTCCCACTCCATATTGTTGTTGTGGCCCATTCATACTAATTTACCTATCATTGACCAAATGTTATATTCCTGTAAACTCATCTCTGAACCCTCAATATCTGCTTCTAATCCGACAACAACGCTAGAGCCGTCACCTGTTGTGTTAATGTTTAATGTAGTTGATACTAACCCGTTAGAGTATTCAGCAATACCAAACTCACCTATATTATATTCACTAGTAGTAGAAGAGTTTAATGTAGATGTGTAGGTCTTAAAGGCACCAGAGAAGTCATAACCCCAGTTAAAGTTAAGCGTAGTACCACTGCCACCAATGACAGTAGGGCGTAGTTTCTTTAATATCTTTAATCGAGAACCATCACCAAAGGTAAGGTTAGGACTGTAATACTTCATAAGGTAACCTGCATCACCATCTGTATAGGTGCTGTAAGTGCAGATACCGTCAGTGTTGCCTATGTATAACGTACCTTCAGAGCTACGGGTAACTTCTTTAATACTGCTTCCAGGCCAACGAGTAACCCTATAAGAACCATTCTCTAGTGTACCACGAACATCGAAACAATACAATAGGGATTGTGATCTAAAAGCTAATAAAACAAAAGAGTTCTCTGGTGAGTAGACCATACGAACAGGCTGTGTTTCAGCAAACATAACCTTCAAAAGGTCTTGCTTTATGTTTCTGCTTAAGTCGCTTATAGGCATAGACTTTTCTTGAATAGTCCTGCCAAAGCTTCTTAGACCATCATAAGCAAGAAACAAGATGTCAGTACCAAGATCAGCAATACCACACCGGCAACGAAGACCAATGCCAGATACTGTGTCAAGAAGTGTCATACTAGCTGGGGAATCAGCACCTTCATACACAATAATACTATGTTTGCCAAAGATAATAAGCTGGTTATTATAGGCAGCAAGTCCTCTAATTTCATCGTAACCATCAGGCCATACTTTGGAAATGTCAATGCTGCCAGAGCTGCCACCAGTCCATACGTGGCCTTGCAGGAGATCGCTCCAGTAGATTGTAGACTTATCAGCAGCAAAGTCAGCAACCCACAAACGACCCCATGCAGCAATAACGGCATTAGCTTCAGGAGGTGTACCAGCAGCACCAGCAACAGCAGACATTATTTCTACAGCACCGCTGCCATTGCTGTAGACAAGTGGTTCATGGCCTCTTACAAAGAAGTAGATACTGTCATTAAAGTTTACTACATCCCAGTTATTGTCTGTAATGGTGTAAGCTGCTGGTGTTTCATCTACCAGTGTAGTAGTGCCTGACAGTATCTTGTTATTGCCACAAGAGAATATTTCAGTATTGCCAGAGGAATCTTTAAACACCTCAATCACTTCTACAGCAGCGGTTCCTAGCTCAGTCTTAGTTGTTGTTAATACGTCATACCCTTGACGTGCTGCAATACGACCGTACCTGTCAATAACACAGTTATCAGCAACGGCAGCAAAGTTAGCATCAATGGCTAAAGGAGATTCTTCTGTGTTAATCCCTTTAAAGCCAGGTGCTATTAAGTTAATGCTCTTTAATTCTTGAGCCATCAGATGTAGTTCCAAACAAGTTCTTCAGGGTGCTTATAAGCATCATGAGCAATGGCATCACCTAGATACTTCTCTGCAATACCAAAGTATTCACCAGTACCTGTGCCGCCAGTCTCTCCACGCTCACGCGCAAGGAGTGCAACAGAAAGATGAATAATAGGCATCGTAGGTATTAATGGTTTATCTTCGTCTGCAACTAAATAAGTAGGTCGAAGTATGCAGTTGTACCTTAAAATATAAGTATCGTTAGGTATAGGGTACAAATCAATTTGTGTATCTCCTTCAGAATCAACACCGTTGTATGTAAAATACTGAGGTGATCCTTTAACAGGGTCTTGATTAAGGAATACATTATCCATCCATACTTGTGTTTTATATTCCATAAACCAATTAGAAGTATCGTTTAGAAAAGATAACTCCTTGACGTTGTTTGCTGAACCTGTTAAGACGTAGTTAAAAATATCAGGGGCTGTCTCAATTGTTAAAGTTGTTCTAAAAGCAGACCAATCCCAAGCATCTGATACAAGCCTATAAGCATCGTTAACAAAGTCTCCTACCATCTTACTGTAGGTGTTTTGATTAATGCTTGTTACTTCATCCTCACGCATACGCCTAAGAACACTGTTTACTAGTTCTAAATAAGTCATCGGTTATTCATCCACATTTTCATAAAGTCTTCCATAGGAATACCCATTTGTTGGATAACAGGAAGCATATAGGATAAGCCTGCCATGAATTCTTGGAAGTTTCCTTTACCCATTAGGCCTCCATCACCGTCACCGTCACCGTCACCATCGCCATCACCATCACCATCGCCATCGCCATCGCCATCGCCATCGCCATCTCCGTCACCGTCACCATCGCCATCGCCATCGCCATCGCCATCTCCGTCACCGTCTCCGTCACCGTCTCCGTCACCGTCTCCGTCTCC